CAAGCATACATCCGTAACCTAGAAACCTACTTACGAAGTGGCGACTATGTTGACGATTTCTATGGTGAGATGGGTGAGCATCGAATCAAGTGGCGATGTATTGCACCTGCCTACGATTCCGAAGGGATGGTCAAAAGATCTCACGGAGTTTTCTATAATGACATAGGAACAATCTATACTGGACAAGAACTTGATTAGATCACTAGAGTATGATCAACATACTATAATGGAAAATATTATGGAACTAAACGGCATCGAATCTTTCGATGCCGATATAACATATGCGAATGGTGGTTTCTATAAAAAGTTACCACAACCAAAAATGAAATTCGATATAGATCCTCAGACCGAAGACACAGTGCAAGCAAGCAGTGTTGATCTACCAGTCGAGGATGGTTCTTTATCTTCTGTTGTATTTGACCCACCATTTCTTACATATGTCAAAAGTGGTAGAAATGGAAATGGAAGTATGGTCATGGCAAAACGTTTCGGTGGTTACTGGGCATACAACGAATTAGAAGAACATTACAAAGACACACTGAAAGAGTGTGCAAGAGTTTTAAGCAAGAAGGGCATCATGGTTTTCAAATGTCAAGACATTATCCACAACCATAGAATGCACTCAACTCACATCAACGTTAGTAACTGGATGCAACCTTGGTTTAGGTTGAAGGATCTTTTTATACTTGGTGCGAAGCATAGAATGTCTATCCCTGATAAGCAGGGAGAGAAGAAAAGAAAACAGAAACATGCCAGAGTATATCATTCATACTTCATGGTATTAGAGAAATTATAGGAAGGATAATAATGACTGTAGAAGAACAATTTCTAACTAAGAAGACTTTTTCAAGTCTAGTAGAAGAAACAGTTTATGATAAAGATATTGGGTATATGGAAGCAATCCTTCTGCTTTGTGAAGATAACAATATAGAACCAGAAGATGTTCACAAGTTTGTTTCCCCAATTATCAAAGGTAAGTTAGAGGCAGAAGCAACTGCTTTGAACTTTCTACCAAAGGTAAGCACAATAGACTCAGCATTTTTTGAATGATAAATACTAGACATTACAGTAAATATGTGTTATAATAATTCAGTAAACAATTCAGCAATAAGGACAATACGATGTCATTAGAAAAAATGAAACGCAATCGCGATCAAATTTCAAAACTTCTGCAAGCGGCAAACGCAACAGAGGGAACCTCAGAAAAGAAATCATACGGTGATGACCGCATCTGGAAACCAACTGTCGATAAGGCAGGTAATGGTTATGCGGTATTACGTTTTCTTCCTGCAAAGAACTCAGACGATATACCTTGGGTTCGCTATTGGGATCATGGGTTCAAAGGACCTACTGGTCAATGGTATATTGAAAACTCACTTACATCAATTGGTCAACAAGATCCAGTTGGTGAGTTGAACTCACGTCTATGGAATTCTGGTATCGATGCAGATAAAGAAACTGCACGTAGACAGAAACGTAGATTGCACTACGTAACAAATGTTCTTGTACTTCAAGATCCTGGCAATCCTTCTAATGAAGGTAAAGTAATGCTGTATAAGTTTGGTAAAAAAATCCATGATAAAATTATGGACGCAATGCAACCAGAGTTTGCAGATGAAACTCCAGTAAACCCATTTGATATGTGGGGTGGTGCCGACTTCAAATTGAAGATCCGTAACGTTGAGGGATATCGCAACTATGACAAATCAGAGTTTGCAAGTCCATCTGAACTTTATGGTGGAGACGATAGTAAACTAGAACCTGTCGTAGAACAACTCCATGATATCTCAGAGTTCACTGATCCGAAGAACTACAAATCATACGATGAACTCAAAGCAAAGTTGATGCGTGTTCTTGGTGAAGAAACAAGTATGGGTGCTCCTACCATGTCTCAGGAAATGCAGATGAATGAACCTGCACCTGCGCCTACTTATGAAACCGTTCCACCTATAACTAAAGAAGAGGTGGTATCATCTACGGATGATGATGATACAATGTCTTACTTTGCTAAACTGGCAAACGAAGACTAGTATCCACTAATAACTCTATCGAAGGGTCTTGGATCTCCAGTAACTATTCCTTGGTTATTGACAGATCTAGACCCTTCAATTATTACAGGTGCTGAAGGTGCAACATTTCCTACAGCATCTCTCATTCTAAGATCTAGTCCCTCTCTATTAACCCTTGCTCTGAATGAAGCGTTTTCGTATATTCCTGCACCACCCAACATACCAGGACTCAATGAATTTCTTCTTGCTTTGAGCATTGCCCTTAGTTCTGTGTTCCCCAAGAAAAAATCTGTTCCACCTGCCGCTTCTATTTCTTCGGGCGATAGAAAACTGTCACCGTTTACATCAAACTTCATAAGATCTGCCAAGGTTGCATTTTTCTTTGCAGTCATTTGACGCTCTGCCATTCTAGATCTGGCATACTCTTCACCTGCTTCACCACTTGAACCAATTGCTTCTAGTCTTGCCGCTTCCTCTGGATATAAAAATGCAAATACTTTTGCAGGAACTATTTTCCTTAGTGTCTTTCTAACACCATCTGCAAATCCTTGTATACTAGGTGCCAAGTTTGCAATTGCTTGAGAGAACGATTCTCCCCAACCTTGTAAAGTTTCTTTTGCACTACCAATCATTCGTTTTCTTGCGGCAGGGTCTGTAACAAAATCTATCATTCCCTGTAGAATTTTAAATGGAAATCCAACAACTGAGGATATTGCCTCTTCAAAAGAAAATTCTCCTAGCATATTAGATATTTTACCTGCTAGACTAGCATCACTAACTTTACCATTTTCATCTGGTGTTAGTTCAAATGCATTATTCCATAACCATCTAATACCTCTCTTTAGTAGATCAAATGGAGCACCAATAAAATCACCAACCATGGCACCTATGCCATCACCGATTTTGGCAAATCCCTTTTCGTCAGATTCATTGAATGCTTTTACACCATCAAACGCAGACATCAAGATACCAATGGGAAACAATACCTTTTTCAGTACTGTTCCAAATATTGCCGCACCTGGCGTAATAAACTTAGCAATAAAATTAAATAGATCTTTTCCTACACCACCAGTAAACTTAGCAACACCTGTCGTAACTTTCATAAGTGGATCTAACAATTGTTTGATTCTAAAAAATGCTCTGCCAACTATATTATTCTTCGGATCAAGTATATCATCTGCACCTTTCAATGGTATCACTTTACCGTCTGCTCCTAATCCAAACATTGCAAGAGTACGAATACGTAAAGCATTCATCCGCATCCCTATCTGTTTGCGAATTGATGGGGCAGAATTTGTATTTGCCGCTTTTCCTGCATCATCTAGTTCACCTGCCGCATTTAGTCCAAAGATACCTAGGGCGGCAACTCTCAAAGAATTTACAGCATTTTGAACTGATGTGGGAAAATTCTTCAAGTCAGTTATATATTTGAGGGCACCAAGTTCCCATCCTCTCAAACCTGCGATGGCAAGTCCTATTGCCGCAATGCCGCCTGTTATTGGTAAAACCAAAGAAGGAATTTTTAGTAATAGACTTTTTATACTATCAGCAACCGTTTCAATAGGAAATAGAGAAAATCCCTTTCCTCCTTTTTTTGCTCTGGCACCTTGCTTACTCGCTTTTGTTTCTGCGTTTGCTTCTCTTTGCGCCTCTAGTTTGTCACCTTCTGCCGCTTTTTGTGCAATAAAATATTTAACAAATAAGTTTCCCAACTTACCGACTTCATCACGAACCCGATCTGTTGCCGCCAACCCCATCATGTTCTGTGCCTCAGACGCTCGGTCTTGTGCTTGTATGACTTTTATAAGATCTCTTATAGTTGCTTCTGCCATCTTATCTTCCTTGTGTTTGCATCCTCAATTCTTCTTCCTTGATAAAGTCAATCAACATGTTAACATAAACTTCTTTTTCCCACGGCATCATTTCGTCTATCTCATTTAGTGAATATTTATGATGTTGCATTAGGTCAAAGTTAGTTTTGTAGTGCACCATCAAACTAGTATGAGATAGACTAATTAAAAAAAATCATTCATTCCTTCCAGTGTTAACTTTTGATGTTTTCCACATCCACCACAATCATATTCTATATCATGTTTTAGTGACGGTTGACTTTCCATGTATTCTCTAATCTTGGCAAACTGTGCTGTGTTCATGCTTTCTAAAAATTCTACAGATTCCTCATAAGGAACATCCCTAAAACTTGTTCTCTCGTCTTCTGTCATCACTGCATCCATAGATGCTATTATTAGTCCGAATAGACGATCCATACTGGTTGCATTTTTTCCTATGATCTTTTCATTTTCTGCAACCTGTAGATATGTTGGTGATTTCATTTCAAGAGTAATATCATCATTCAATTTTAGTTTACTATCTGGAACTTCACCAACTATTTTTATATCACTTAAATTTATTTCTAAGTCATTTTCTGTTTCGCAATCAGGACATGTTATTCCAACTTTAGTTTTTTCTCCTACCGACTTCCCTCGTATCTGAGTAAACAAATATTCAACATCATAAGATGTTAATCTTTTTACGTCAAAATCATCTTGGATACAAGATGAGATAGTGTCGATGATTGCGTGTGCAACTTGTTTTGTGTCTTTAGACTCCATTGCAATCAACAGAACTTTTTCTTCTTTTACTACAAAAGGTCTAACTCTAACCTCTTCATTTAATGATGGTATAGTCACCGAATATTTCGGCATATCATTCAGTTTTGGCAATGCCATAATTTAACTCCTAAGATAATATAGATCCAAATCCACCACTCACTGAGATGAATCCTTGTGGATCATTAATCGCTTTCCATTTTGTGTATGAGAATTGAACAGTAACTTGTATCAACCCATCCGCTTCATTGTTTAGTTCAATCGAACCCATTGTTGTAGGAAACGCATTTTCTAATAATACTGAGTAGACAGTTCCCTGTCCTAATCCTATATTAATATCCACAGGACCTACGTCAATGTTTTTATTTATTATTGGTTTTCTTAACTGGTGTATTCTTATATCTTTTTGATAGTCGCTTTTGTAAGCAACTGTATGTGTATCTTGTTGTACTGTTGTCTCCATCCAGTTATCAAAATACTTTCTCACCCCATAATCGTTGAGAGCATAAAAGGTCATCGACACATCATCGACTGCATAACCATATGCAATCTTTTGAAACTCTGTACCTATGCGTCTATCTTGAGTTAGTATTTGTTTACCTGGCAACTGCACATTCGAACAAAGTATATTCAATTCATTTCCACCAAGTGTTGCTATCCTACTTAGTAAACTGTTTGCACCAAACAATGTGGGCAGGTTCACAACGAAACTATTCGTTCTTGCGAATCCTAGTTTTGCTGATGCCAAACTTTTGAGCGTGTCAACACTTGCCATTAAATCATACTCCTAGAATCTGAATAAACTTTACTTCTACTTCCTTCAAAATCTGCAGTTGGTAAGAAAGTTGCGATTTCCCATTCTGGTGCAGATACTCTCGCAAGTCTACTTTTTACGTGTGCAAATAAATAATGTTTGTAACATGGTCTAAAAAATCTCAACTTAGCAGTGGCATTTAACAGTTTGTAAGATATTTCAAACCTTGTACTGTCATCATACTTTTTGTTGCTAGTTACATCCATTAGTGCGTCCAACATTTTTGCCCTGAGTGTTGGGGGTAAGTAGTGTAGATTCAATCCATAAAACCCACCAGATGCAGGTCCTACTATGACTGACAGAGGAAACCTGTCATAATAGGGCAATGTATCTTTGTGCTTTGGATCATAAAAGAACATATTCATAGAACCAATCATTGGTTGTGATTTGTTGACTAGGTTTAGTTGTTCGTCACGCATTAGGTTATTTCTGTTGACTTTACCCATTGCTGATAGTTTTCTACGAAACCACTCACGAGATTGCCGAGTTCGTGGGGTAATCCCTGCACGAAATGCTTCTTGTTCTACTTTGGCAAATAAATTAGACATAACACTATTTATAACTATTTTTTAGGTTTTTTTCTAAAAGGTTTCAAAGGTTTTAGTTTCTTTGTTTTTTTGAACTCTTTGAGTATTCCCATAGACAACAATGTCTTCTCAGTCCAGATCTGAAACTCCCACCCACGATCTAATGCAAACTCATTTGCCGCTTCCCACTTATTCA